ATTCAGGTGTGTAAAATTTCTTTTTAATAGTTCCTTCACTTGATACACATACAGTATGAAAAGTTCTTGTATTTCCTGTATCAAATAATTGCGGCCATGGTTCATGTTCCATTGCCATTCCAAGACAAGTAACTCCTGATCCAGAAGAAACTACTAAATGATCAAATTGTAATTCTTGTTTAACATCTTGTAATCTTTGTTTTTGAGTTTTGATGTACACTAGATGATCAAAAGCATAAGGTAATCTAATGTAATCTTTTTCTCTTGCTATCTGACCTACTTTGTTGTACATTATGTTCATCATATTAGGTTTAATAGGAAGAACATTTTCAGATTTTTCTATAATATGTTTTGGGAATTTCTTAGATTCAGGATAGGCCATGATAAATTCATAGTCTAATTCTTTTGCCACTTCAGCTAATGCCCATCCTGACCAAGACCCATAAACAGAAAGATGTATTAGGGGTCGTTGAGGGTTAATAGTCTCTAAAACTTTTTGCAAAGCAGTTAGTTTACCCCAAGGCGGATGTTGAACACCATCACCCATTAGGTCATCACGTTTAACATGAACAGTTTTATCTTTTATTTTATACTGTTCTAATGGTGTGATTTCATTAATCAAAAAACCCCTCTAATGAAGATTTCTCAGTTGTTGCCTCTGATAACTTTTTCTTTTTAATAGGTTGTTGAACAACGATTGGCCCCATACCATCCAAAGTAGAATCTTTATAAGGAGCAAAGATATCAACATTATCATTACTAGGATCAGGCTTTCTAAAACACCAAACTGATTCAATGAACCATTTTGCTTGCCATTCATCATATTTTGCTTTTCTTTCTTCATGGGTATCTCCCTCAAAAGATTTAATACTTTTAGGTCTAGCCATAATTCTCATTCCAATTTGACCTACAAAATATTCTTTAAGTTCATTTACCAAATCATCACAAGATTTATGTCTTTTACCTTTAACTTTTGGGTCCATGATATTTACCATCAACCACCCACCAGGAGATAATTTCTCAAATACCTTTTTCATTACTGGAAGATAAAATCCATCTCTCCATGCTTCATAAGAATTATATCGACTCCATGATTGATCATTTTCAAACTTACTACCTTCTGCATATCGTTCAGTAGCAAAATACGGAGGTGAACTAAACATGATATCAATATCATCTGGAATTTCATCCCACGGCAAGTCCTCTGCCGGTGATCTATAAATTTTTACTTTCTTTTTACCTTCAACTTGAAACCAATTATCTCCAGTTGTAGTTTGGGGATTCTCTGCACCTAACCAATTATTATATTGCATGGCCATTGAGTGATAGGTTTGATGTAGATCACCATTCGGATCCATACCATAATACTCTTCGGCTTTTGATGCAAAGAATCCCGCCATCCGATCACCCCAACCTGAACTTGTATCTAATACTTTTTTAGATTTAGTAAAATCGTAAAATGCCTTTGCTACTGAAGGTTTAAATTGAGTGGCAAAATATGCTCCTACTCTGACACCTTCAATATACAAATTATTCTTGAGAGGCATTTCACATTTTGGATGTAATCTCCATATCGGGGAAAGTATTTGTTTTAAATCTGTTTGATCATTCCACATTGTAATTGGACTAGGTGAACGATCATAACTACATTTCATTCTTTCACGATTCATAAAAGCATCTGAAATAATATTGTAGTTGGCACTAAAATTTAAAATGCCCATTCCATGTTCAGGAAAATTTCCTACATAATCATCATATTTTTCATGAACGGTTTTACATTTTTCTTTTGGAAAAATATTATCCTTTAAATTAAGATCACGTAGATCATAAAAGTTTTTACGAACATCATGCATATCAAATTCCCTAAATGGAAATTTAGGATGATGTTTCTCAAAGAAATGTATCATAGTATCGATCATGACTTTTGCCCTCTTAGACATGGGCAAAGAAGTATCAGGATCAAGATACTTTGTATTTAAATTTTGCCAAGTAAATAAATCGAATACTGGCAAACCATATTCATTTGTATTATCTTCATATATTTTTAATAACTCTTCATTCATAAAGATAGTCCTGTTATTGCGGAAAGATATTGTTTTTCCATTTCATCTCTTGCTTTTCCTTTTGTTAGAACTTGATCACTAGAAATAGTAAATTTTGTATCGGCAGAAGCCATCATCCAAGGTAACATTGCAAATCCTGGTTTATTCATTCCCTGTTGCATCATGACTTGTATTCCCATAGGTTGATCAAGAACTATTGTTGGCTCCTCATTTTCTGAATCAATTCTAGCAATAAGTTCTTCTCCTGATTTTAATTTTAATACATAAACCTTTTGTGACATTTTTCTCCTATTTAAACTCACAGTCAACCATCATCTCCGTGAGACAGGCAACTAAATTAATTTCTTGATCTGCTACAAACGCAGACTTATATTGATATTCTGCTATAATCAGAACGGCCTGAGGAATTGAAGTATCTTTAAGATGTTCATGTACACCATCATAAATCTTTCTGAAAATTTTCACTGGATCATTATCAATATTTTGTGTAACCCATTTACGAACTTCTGAAAAATGTTTTTCTTTCAACGCCTTCATCAGTTCAAGAAGATTGATTTCACCAATTTGCGCCAAGATACCGGCATCAATAATTCCACCTGCTGCATATCTCTGAAGTTCATTTATCACTCTCCTCATATCTGGAAAGTGTTTCAAAACTAATTCTGCAAGTACTTTTTCTTCAAACTTAATTCCTTTTTGTGTCAGAATTTCTTTAACTCTAACTAAACATTCTTGAGCTAGTTTTGGTTTCTCTGATCTTGGAATTACAAATTCTACTACAGAGCAACGGCTATGGATAGGATCAATGATCCGATTACGAAAATTACAAGTAAAGATAAAACTAACATTGGCACTAAATTTTTCAATGAACCCCCTTAATGCAGGTTGAACCGAATCGGCATTCATATAATCTGCCTCATCGACTATTACTACTTTTCTTCCACCTTGCATGGAAACTGAACTACAGTATTGTTGTAAAGTAGTTCTTACTGTATCTATATTTCTTCCCTCATTCGATCCGTTAATCATTAAATGGTCTACACCAATTTCATCACACATAGCACGAGCTACAGTAGTTTTACCTACTCCTGCTCCGCCAGATAAAAGTAAGTTTGGAATCTTACCATCATCAACGAAACCTTGAAAGACTTCTTTAGTTGGTTTTATTAGAATACAGTCCGCCACAGTCTTGGGGCGGAATTCTTCTACCCATAAAAAATTATCCATTATAATTTGAATTCTGTTCAGTTGCTATCCAATATTCTAGTTTAGAATGCTCATGTGCAAAATGTGCAATACCTTTTGAGGAAATTCCAACATTGTAACTTCCACTTAGAAGTTTCATATTTTCAATCTTGAAAACCATTTGAAATGTTTTATCTGTGGTACCAACTTCTTCAGGATGAGAATCAGTAGAAGAATTATTGGTATCAGTTGCTACCAATTGTATTATACTTCCATCTCCATGTACAACCAATTCTGGTACTTGTAAAATTGATGCCATTTTCAAACACATATCGTATTTATCTTTTGGCATTGTAAATGTTATTTCCGGCTCTGGAAAATCAAGTTTTTTCTCTGGAGGTAAAACTAACATGGATGGGTCTCCATAAGTATATTGTGTTTTACCAACAAGTAATCTTTTTTCTTCAAAAGTTAATTCTGGCATTTTATCGTAAGCACTCATTGCCGCCAATAATCTATTGAGATCATAGATAGCAAATGTTTGAGGAATATCCTCACTAATTTCTGCACTCGACAAAATATTTTTTTGGGGGGAAATAGTTGACAGAGTTTTACCCTGTTTTAACTGTATATTCTGATTTATTGATGCGTAGTTTTTAAGTATTGCGACTGTTTCTGCTGTAAGTTTCATATAACTCCGTATATTGATGTATTAATTGTATTACGATATATAACTATATTATAACATGTATTTTTGATTTGTCAACTTATTCTTCTGGTGTAGTAAGCTTTTGTTTTTTAGCTTTACGTGCTTCTGCCCTCCTTTCTTGTCTTGATTGTTTACGTTCTTCAGCTTGTTCAGGCCTAGTATCTATATCTACACCATGAGCTGCATATTCTAATCTACCTAAATCTTTTAATGTTCCATTGAATACATAAGTACCAACATGATTCACTTCCATCCACGGACACAACCAAGTTGTAAATCCTATCTTTCTTGCGAATTGACAAAACATATAATCTTCAGACAAATATCTATCTGAACCACCTGCACCTTTTCCTGCATACGCTTCATTATCGATGACAGTATCAAAGAATGCGTGTATGTATCTTTTACCATCAAAATGTTCTGAACGATTATGATCTGGTTTATAGGAAAATTGAGGATATTCATCTCTAAACTTTTCAAAAACTTCTCGCCGAATCATTACAAATCCAGTACCAACTTCTAATACTTCTGTTGGTTCATCAATTTTAATTTGAGTTGTTCCTGCTGTTGGATTGAATACTAAATCACCTGTAAATTTTTCTAACTCATTGGGATTTTCATCTGCAAGTCCTGCA